AGCGCTGTCCCTTCCGTACCTGGGCGGAGGGGCGCCTGGGCGCGCCGGGCGAGGACGAGCCGCCCGCCTGGGTGCGGCTCGTGCGCGCGCTCCGCGCGCGAAGCCGCTGGAGCGCCGCCGACCTGCGGGCATTGGCGCCGGAGCATCCCGAGGCGGCCGCCTGGCTGGACACGCACGCCGACACGCTGGCGGGGTTCACCTTCGGGGTGCCCCTCCGCGACGAGGAGAGCGGCGTTGAAACGCGGCTGGACGCCGCCCGCCGGGGGGATGGGCGGTCGGTGCTGGTGCGCTTCACTGGGGAGATGCAGCCGGGGGTGACCCTGCGGGATCTGGTCCATGCTATTCCCTATGTGGCGATCCAGAAGGGGTTATTGACGGTGGACTCCAAGACCAAAAAGAACATCTTCGCCGGACGGATTATGGAGATCGAAGGGTTGCCGGATCTGAAGGTGGAGCAGGCGTTTGAGCTGACGGACGCTACAGCGGAGCGATCCTGTGCTGGATGCACCATCAAGTTGGGGGTGGAGACGATCTCAGAGTCTCTCCGGTCCAATATCGCGCTGCTCAAGAACATGGTGGCGCGGGGCTACCAAGATGCCCGCACGATCCTGCGACGGGTGGCCAAGATGGAGGAATGGCTGGCTAATCCGCAGTTACTGGAGGCGGATCCGGACGCGGAGTATGTGGAGATCTTGGAGATCAACCTCAATGAGATCACCGAGCCCATTGTCTGTGCCCCCAACGATCCAGATAACGTCAAGAGCCTGTCGGAGGTGGCGGAACTGCCGGGCCTCGGCGAGGCGAATCTGATCCTCGGGTCCGGGCGCAATCAGCGCGGCCTGCCGGTCAATGCGTACGTGTCGACGGCGCAGGAGCTGAATCTCGACACGCCGGCCGCGCTGCGAGACGCCATGGACGCTTCGCCGCACATCCGCGGCGTGGACCTGGCCGCCGCCGCGGGGATCCACCCCACCGAGGTGTCCCACCTGCGCCGCGGCCGCGGATCCGTGCACAACTACCCGCGCGTCCTGGGCGCGCTCGCCACCCTGCGCGACGCCGAGCCGCCCGCCGCGAGGCCCGAGAGCCCGGCCCGCGTCGAGGGCGCCATGCTGGAGCGCGTCGACGCGCGCCCCGTCGCACCCCCGGGCCGCCAAGCAACAAGACGCCCGGCCCCCGCACCCACGCGCCCCGCCCGAGGACGAAGCCCTCGCCCCCGCACGGGGACGAAGCCCCCGCCCCCGCCCGGCGGGCGCTTCTCGGCCGACCGCCAACGCCTGGTCTACCCGCGCCCGGCCTTCGGAGAGATCACGCTCGACGACTGCGCCGCGAAGCGCCACGAGGGCGCGCGCCCGTGCCGCACCTGCCCGGGCCTGCGCACGCTCATGGAGGGCCCGCATGGCGAGTGAGCGACGCAGCAGCGCGGACCGGATTCTCCTCGACTACGTGGCGGCCCAGGCGCAGCGCACCGGCGTCCCCTCGGTCGACTTCGTGGCCACGCGCGGAACCCGCTGCGCCTACCGCGACTGTGGCACCGGCCGCTCGAGCACCATCCCGAAGGCCCGCTTCCGCGGCAAGGTGACCGGGCTCGACCCGGCCGAGCATCCGAGCCTCTTCAAGACCGTGTGCAGCGACTGCAACCGCGAGTGGAAGCCCCGGAGCGTGCTCCAGGGAAAGATCACGTCCGCACCGCCGCGCCACGATGGCCCGACGACCGGCCGCCGCATCGTCACGGGTCATCGCGACGCGCGCCCCCCGCGACAGACCATGAGCAGCCACCCGACGCGCCCCGCGCCAGCGGCCCCGCCGACCGAGCGCGTAGTGGACCGCGCCATGCAGCTCGGCCAGGTGATCGAGCCCACCCCGCCGGACCTCGCCCCCGACGACTGGGCCTTCTGCCTGAGCGCGCTCTTCGCGCGCGTCCACCTCGACGCCATCGCCTGTCGCTACGGCGTATCCTGGCCGCCGCGAAAGGGCGAAAGACCGCCGGCGCTGCCGCTCATCGCACGGTGGGGACAGGAGCATCGACCGGAGTTCGTCTGGACGGACCACCGGATCCGGTGGGGGATCCGGCGGGCGCGCGAGGTGATCGAGGCGCGGCTCGGGGAGTCGGCGCCGGAAAGGAGGAGTGCACGGTGAAACCCACCGACCTGGCCCGCGAGCTCGGGGTGACCGCGAGCTACCTGCACAAGCTCGTGAAGCGCCACAGCCTGAAGACCCAAGAGCGCGGCCTGCCGGGTGCCGAGCGCAAGACCTACGACTTCCCGCCGGAGACCGCATGCCAGCTCCGCGAGCACGTGGACGCGGCGCGCCGCGCGGACGGGGGCATGGCGGCGCGTGCCGCTCTGGAGGTGCTCGCCATGGCGCTCCACGAGCGGGGCGGCAACAGCCTGCGCGCCTGGTCTCGCCTCCAGCCGGACGAGCGCAGGGCCTACCGGGCGGAGGCCCTGCGCCTGGTGGAGGAGTCGTCGGCCGCGCCCCTGGACGAACTCCGGTGCGAGTCAGAAAGCTGAGCGATTTCGCGGGTTACGGACTGGGGTTGCGAATACCCCGTCCGTGGGGCAAGAATGTCCATGCTGCCCCTTCTCCCCGCGGACCCCGCCCGAAGGGCTGTACCCATGCCGAGCCGTCATACCGAGCGCACGCTCCAACGCCTGGAGCGGGCGGGCAAGGGCGTCCTGGCGCAGATCGTGGCGGACGGCCTGAACCGGACGGGCTTCGAGGTCCTCGACGCCGAGAAGGCACACGTCGGAGGAGTCTTCAAGGCCAAGGGATCGGCGGCGAACTTCCTGCGCCGCAGCCTGATCCTCCGCAAGGCCTCACCCAGGCACCTGGTAGTGCGCATCCTGATGCGCGAGAAGGGCGCCAAGGTCGTCCGGGATCACATCCGGGGCGGTGCCATCGAGGCCGACGCGCGGCGTCTCACCTTCGGCGACAAGCTGGCGGTGCCGGTAGGCGTGAAGCGCAGCGCACGCGGCCGCGTAGCGAAGCGCATGCGCCCGTCCGAGGTGGTGAAGCCCGGCCGCGGCGGGTTCGTGAACCGGAGCGGAACGGCGATCCTGCGGCGCGTGGGGGGCAAACGATCCCCCCGGCTGAAGGTGCTCTACGCCCTCGTGGAGCGCGCACACCTTGAGCCGCGGTTCGACTTCTTCGGCGTGGCAGCGCGCAAGGCGAAGCGCAAGCTCAAGGATCGGATGCGCCGGGCCTTCGAGAAGCGAGCGTCGGCCAGCCGAGCACGCCCCAGCGGTACGTGACGCGCGCGGGTCCTTCCTCAAGGTCTAGCCTGCGGGTACGCGCGGCGCGCAGACTGCGATTAGTGGTAAAACCCCCATAGGGTTCCGAAAGTCAGGGGCGCGATGCCCACCCACGGCCCGGACCTCACCGAGCTCTCGATCACCCAGCTCGCCGCGCTGACGGGCTGCGCGAAGGCCACGACCAGAAGCCGCCTGAACGCGAAGGGCGTGAAGCCGGTGCGCGAAGACGGCCGGACGCTCTACTACCACCCGCCCACGGCGTTGCCGGTGATCCTCGGCCAGGGCGAGGGACTGAACCCGCAGGCCGAGAAGGCCCGCCTGGACCGCGTCTCGGCAGATCTGAAGGACGAGGAGCTGAAGCGCATCCGCGGCGAGACCGCGACGCGCGCCGAGTGGGAGGCCGCGACGGTGGCGCTGGCCTCCGCCCTGCGCGCCCGGCTCCTGGCCGTCCCGGCCCAGATCGCGGCGGAGGTGGCGGCCGCTGGCGGCAAGCCCGCGGAGTGCCATGCGATCATCGAACGCGCGCAGCTCGAAGCGCTCGGCGGCCTCGCGAAAGCGACCCCCGAAGCCGCGCCTCGCCGCCGTGCCCGCAAGTCCGGTGGTGCGGGAGGCGCTCGCGGTCGCGCTCGCAAGTCTCAAGCCGCCGCCAAGAAGAAGCGCAAGGGAGTGGGCTGAGCAGGAGCGCTACGTCGAGTCCGGACCGGAGCAGGGCCGGTGGAAGACGAAGCCCTACCAGGCGGCGGTCCTCGAGGCCGCCTCCGACCGGACGCTCGAGGGCGTGGTCTTCGTCGCAGCCAGCCAGGGCGGAGGCAAGACCGCCGTCTCGCTGAACGTCGCCGGCTACCACATCGACGACGAGCCGTCGCCGATCCTGGTGGTGACCCCGACGCTCGACAGCGCGAAGGCCTGGTCGAAGGACCGGCTCGCTCAGATGATCCAGAAGACGCCGGCACTGCGCGGAAAAGTGCGGCCGGCGCGAGCCCGCGACTCCGACAACACGGTCCTCCACAAGGTATTTCCGGGCGGCCACGTCACGCTCGTCGGTGCGAACAGCGCCGCGGGACTGGCCATGCGGCCCATCCGGGTCGTGATCTTCGACGAGGTCGACCGCTACCCGCCCTCGGCGGGCAGCGAAGGCGACCCGGTGAAGCTCGCCGAGGCGCGCACCGAGGCGTACCTATGGAACGCGGTCAAGTTCTACGCGAGCTCGCCAGGCGACAAGCGCACCAGCCGGCTGCTCGACCTGTGGAAGAAGACGGACCAGCAGGAGTGGTTCGTCCCCTGCGCGGACTGCGGCCACTGGCAGTTCCTGAAGTGGGCCCAGGTCCAGTGGGAGAAGGACGAGGAGGGCGAGCACCAGCCGGAGACGGCCGTCTACGTCTGCGAGCGCTGCGGGGTCACGTGGGACGACGTGGCGCGCTGGGCGGCAAGTCGCGCGGGTCAGTACCGCCCCCGCGCGCGCTTCCGCGGCTGGCGGGGCTTTCGGCTTCCGGGCATGGCCGTCCTCGGGCGCCCGCTCGCGCGGATGGTCGAGGAGTGGCTCGATGCCCAGGGCAACCCCGAGCAGCTCAAGACCTTCGTGAACACGAAGCTCTGCGAGTGGTGGGAGGACGTCTCCGCCGAGGCCCTGGACGAGCACGAGCTCATGGCCCGCCGCGAGGACTGGACCCCGCTGCTCGTGAACGGTGCGACGGCACCGCCGGGCGTGCTGGTGCTGACCCTCGGCGTCGACGTCCAGGCAGACCGTCTCGAGTACGAGCTCGTGGGCTGGGGGCGCGGAGAGGAGTCGTGGTCGCTGGCCTACCACCAGCTTCCGGGCGACATCCGCAAGGACCCAAACCTGCTGGCCGAGCTCGACCGGGTGCTGGCCGAGCCCTGGCAGATCCCGAGCGGCCACGAGCTCTACATCCGGGCCGCGTGCATCGACTCAGGCTTCGCCACCGAGGAGGTGTACCGCTGGGCAAAGCCGCGGCTGCGCCGGCGGCTCCCGGACGGCTACAGCCAGTTCGTCTTCGCGGTGAAGGGCAAGGCCGAGCCGGGGCGTCCGGTCTGGCCGGACCGGCCGGGTCGCGGCAAGAAGATCACAGCCCAGGTGTGGACGATCGGCGTCGATGCCGCGAAGGACCAGGTCGTGGCGCGGCTCGCCCTGGCCGGGCGCGACGCCGAGGGCCGTCCTGTACCGGGCGCGGGTCCGGGGGTCTGCCACTTCCCGGCTGGCCGCGGCCAGTGGTTCTTCGAACAGATCACCGCCGAGCAGCCGGTGACCCGCTACCGCATGGGGCGCCCGTACCGGACGTGGGAGCTGCGGGGATCCGGCCGACGCAACGAGGCGCTCGACTGCCGGGTCTACGCCTACGCGGCCATCGCCGGTCTCCAGGCGGCTCCGTTCCTGCTTGACCTGGAGCAGGAGGCCGCAAGGATTCAAGCGCCGCCGACGGACCCAGCACCCGCCCAGCGAAGGCCGCCCGCGCGGGCCCCCAGCGGGCCGAGCTGGATCGACGAGCGCGAGGACTGGCTGCGGAGGTGACCCGTGACGGCATGGACCCAGGCCGAGTACGACGCCCTTCGCAAGGCCATCGCCTCGGGGGCGCTTCGGGTGAGCTATGCGGACCGCACCGTCCAGTACCACTCGCTCGCGGAGATGCGCTCGCTCCTAAAAGACATGGAGAGGGCGCTCGGAATCGAGACCGACGATCGCTTCAGCCGGACCAGCTTCGACCGTGGCTGACGCCACCTGGCTCGACCGAGCCATCGGATGGTGGTCGCCCCAGCGGGGGGTCCGCCGGGCCACGGCGCGCATGGCGCTCGAGAGCCTCGGCTACGAAGGCGCACGGCAGGGGCGTCGGACGGAGGGGTGGCAGGCGGTCGGGACTTCCGCGGACGCCGCCGCGCAGCCGGTCGTGGGGACTTTGCGGAACCGGGCCCGCGATTTGGTGCGCAACAACCCCTACGCCGCGCGCGCCGTGGACGTGAAGACCTCGCACACCATCGGCACCGGGATCACGGCCGAGGTCCGCAACCGAGGCCTCGCCCGCATGTGGGAGGACTTCGTCGGCAAGTGCGACGCCGACGGCCATACCGACCTGAACGGACTGCTGGCGCTCATGGAGCGATGCCGATTCGAGTCCGGGGAATGCCTGGTGCGCTTCGTTCGCACGGGCAGTCTCCGCGACACGCCGATCCCGACGCAGATCCAGGTGCTCGAGCCCGACTACCTCGACAGCTCTCGGGACACGCTCACGATCGACCAACACGGACGGCAGACACGACACGGGATCGTCTACGAGGGCCCTCGGGTCGTGGGCTACTGGCTCTTCCGGGAGCACCCCGGCGAGGCCTACAGCATGACGCGGGGCGGTTCGCCCGGCTTCTACAGCGAGCTCGTCCCAGCCGAGGACGTGATCCACGTCTACCGAACGCTGCGCCCCGGGCAGATGCGGGGCGTGACCGAGCTCGCGCCGGTCATGATGCGCATGCGCGACCTCGACGACTGGCAGGACGCGAAGCTCATGCGCGCGAAGGTGGAGGCGTGCCTGGCGGCGCTGGTGACCCGACCCGAAGGTCCCGCAGCCGGCATCGGCGAGGTCTCGACCGACGCCAAGGGCCGCGTGGAGAAGCTCTACCCCGGGATGGTCGGCTACCTGAACCCGGGCGAGCAGATCGACTTCCTCGACCCCAAGACGGCCTCGGCCAGCGACAGCGGATTCAACCGCGACAACCTTCTGGCGGTCGCCGCCGGGACGGGCATCCCCTACGAGCTGCTGACGAGCGACCGCAGCGAGGTGAACTACACGAGCATGCGCGGGGGTCTCATCGACTTCCGCAAGCGAATCCAGCAGGACCAGTGGCTCGTCTACATCCCGCAGGTGTGCCGGCGAATCGAGCAGCGCTTCCGGGAGGATCTAGCCCGGATCCGACCCGGAACGAACGCCCGCACGGCCTTCGAATGGACCCCGCCGAAGTACGAGCTCATGGATCCGCTGAAGGAGACCCAGGCGTCCCTCGAGGCGGTCCTCGCAGGCTTCGCGCCGTGGGACGAGATCGCCCGCGAGCATGGCTGGAACGGAGATGATCTGCTCGACGCCATCGCGGCATGGTTCAAGAAGCTCGACGATCGTGGGATCACGCTGAAGAGCGACCCCCGCACCGGCATGAGGGCCACGCCGGCGCCCCCGGACGACGCAGAGGACGAGGAGGCCGCCTAGATGAAGAGCAAGGCCCGTCGAGAGACCCGATCCCTCCCGCCGATCCGCGGGAGTGCGCAGCTCCAGGCCGAGACCCTCGACGAGGAGAGCCGGACCGTCGAGGTGACCTTCTACAGCGGGGCCCCGGTCCTCCGGATCCCGATGTTCGACGAACCCTACGAGCTCGAGTTCGAGGTGTCCGAGCAGGCCGCGGATCTCTCTCGGCTGAACGGCGGCGCGTCGATCATCGACAGCCATCGCACCTACGCGGGAGTGTCCGGGATCCTGGGCGTGGTCGAAGAGGCCTGGCTCGAGAACGGCGGCGGACGCGCCCGGCTCCGCTTCTCGGCACGCGAGGAGGTCGCGCCCGTCTTCCAAGATGTTCGAGACGGCATCGTTCGGAACGTCTCGATGGGCACCTACATCCTCGCCATGGACGAGGTGACGAAGAAGGGCGCCGAGCTGAAGCGCTTCCGGGCGACCGCCTGGCAGCCCTACGAGATCAGTTTCGTCGCCGTGCCGGCCGATGCCGGCGCCCAGGTGATGCAAGCCGCCGACGAAGAGAAGGGGCCCTGCACGATCCAGTTCAGCGCATCGGCCGAGGCGGCCGGGGCGCCCAGCCGGGCCGGTGCGCCCAAGGGGGAAACCATGAAGATCAAGGTGCGACTCCTGGCGAACGTCGAGGACGTCGGGAAGCTCGGCGACATCGTCGAGATCGAGGAGGCGGACTTCGACGAGACGCTCCACACGAAGGACCTGACGCCGCCGGCGCCCGAGGTTTCTTCCGAGGGGCTGATCGCCCAGCAGCTCGCGGCCGACAAGAAGCGCCGGACCGACATCCGCGAGATCGCGACCTACTACGACCTCGACGAGGTCTGGTCCGAGGCGCAGCACCAGTCCGGGATCCCCATCGAGCAGGTGCTCACGCGCGCCGAGGCCGAGCGCAAGAAGCGGGCGCCCGAGGTGCGACCCAACGCGATCGGCATGGGGAACGACTACGAGTCGAACGTCTTCAAGCAGGAGCAGATGGCCGCGGCCCTGGCCGCCCGCGCCACCGGGAAGCCCGCACCCGAGCCGGCACGGCCCTACGCGCGGATGTCCTTCGGGGACGTCGCGCTCGCCTGCCTGGAGGCGCAGGGCAAGGGGCGAGGGCTCGATCCGCGGTGGGACCGGGCCGAGATCTTCAGCGCGAACTTCGCCCTGCACACCACGAGCGACTTTCCGCTGGTGCTGGCCAACACGCTCAACAAGGTGCTCCTCCCGGAGTACGAGAACCGGGCCCCGACCTACCGGATGCTGGCGGCCCGCCGGGAGTTCCGGGACTACCGGGTCCACGACTTCGACCGCGCCGGGGACTTCCCGGTGCCGCTCCAGGTGGGCGAGCACGGGGAGTACCAGTACGGGACGATGGGCGAGAACCGAGAGCAGGTGACGCTGGCCAAGTACGGGCGCATCCTGGCGATCTCCCGGGAGACCCTGGTCAACGACGACCTCGGGGCCTTCGCCATGCTGGCCATGAAGGCGGCGCGGCGGGTCGTGGACTTCGAGAACGCGACCTGGTACAGCGTGTGCATCCTGCCGAACGCCGGCCTGGGCCCGAACCTCTCCGACGGAAACCCGGTCTACGATGCCGCTCACAGCAACGTGCTGTCGGGCGGCGTCCTGGCCACGGCCCGCCTGGACGAGGGGCGGCAGCTCATGATGGACCAGGAGTCCATCGACGGCCTGAAGCTGAACGTGAACCCGCGCTACGCGCTCACCTCGCCGGCCTCGGCGGGGCTGTCCGAGCGCCTGGTGGCGCCCCAGTCGATGCTGATCGGCCAGGGCGCCGACGCCGCGCCCGTCCCGGACGCCAACAACTGGGCCGGGCGCCTGACCCCGGTGGCCGACGCGAATTTGACGGGGGCGCGGTACTACCTGCTGGCCGATCCGGCCGAGCTGGAGCAGTACATCTACGGCTACCTCCAGGGGCAGGCGGGGCCGCGCACCGAGGTGCGCAACGGCTTCCAGACCGACGGCGTGGAGTTCAAGCTCGCCCTCGACTTCGGGTGCGGTGCCATCGAGTACCGCGCGGGCGTGACGGGCGCCGGCTCCTAGCCGATGCCCGTCGTCCGAAGCAAGGGCCCCGGCGACCTGACCGTCTGGTACGCCGACCGCATCCTCCGAATCGGCCGGGACTGGTGTCGCGTGACCGCGGACCAGCTCCGGTGCCTTCGCCACAAGGCGGAGGGCAGGTTCGAGGTGCGGCGCCGGCGTGGCGGTCGCCGCGGGAGACCGAGTCGAGAACGGAACGAGCAGGGGACCGCCCGGAGCGAATCCGCGCGGTCCCCTGCCAGCACCGCCTAGGAGGTCCAGATGGCCACCGTGCGCAGCAAAGGACCGGAGCTCGTCGTCCGGTACGCGGGACGCCGCCTCCGCATTCCGGATCACTGGGTCGAGATCGACGATGCCGCGATGGAGACCCTACGCAGAGAGCTCGGAGAGCGTCTCGAGGAGCGCGAAGGCGCGTCGCTTTCCACTCCCCGGGTCGAGGAGACCGGGGCGGTCCGCCCGACCAAGACCGACAACCCGCCCACGTCCGAGCGTGGGGAGAGCCGCCCCGACGAAGACGCGGGCGAGAAGCAGTAGGGACCCATGGCCAAGAACTTCGTGCAGGAGGGGAAGAGCGTCACCGTCGTCGCGCCCGGCGGCGGCGTCAGCTCCGGCGACCCGGTGATGATCGGGACGCTCTTCGGCGTGGCTCTCCACGACGCCACCGCCGGCGCAAGCCTCGAGATCGCGACCTGCGGGGTCTGGACGCTCCCCGCCGACATCGCGCTCTCGATCGACGCCGGCGACCGGGTCTTCTGGGACTCCGGGAACGGCTGGGTGGACGAGACCGCGACCGCGCAGCAGTGCGTCGGCGTGGCGGTCGAGGACCAGGACGAGGTGGCCGAGACCGTCAAGGTGCTGCTCGGCCCCGTCACCCCGACCGAGTAGTCGGGACCCGTCGTCACGATGGCAAGCGCGATCTTCGACAACGCCTTCGGCGCCCTCCGGGACACCCTGGGCGAAAAGGTCACGCTCACGCCCATCGGCGGGTCCGGGGAGACGGGGAAGGGCATCTTCTCCGTCGACCCGGACCCGGGCGTCGAGGTCGAAGGCGTTCGCGTCACGATGCCCGAGCTGGGTCTCGCGATCCGCCTCGCCGACTTCACGACCCCTCCGCAGCAAGGCTCTCGCGCCACCGTGCGCGGCGTCGAGTACGTCGTGGAGGACGTGCGAGAGGATGGCCACGGCAGTGCCATGTTGCAGCTGAAGCGGCCGTGACCCACCGCCGCACCGAGGTGCGCCACAAGGTCCTCGCTGCGTTGCAGGGCGTCGCGTCCGCGTCGGGCAACGTCCACCCGACCCGTGAGCGAGCGATCCAGAGCGATCGCTTCCCGGCGCTCGTCTTCGATGAGGTCGACGAAGCCCGAGAGCGGATCTCCAAGGACCCGGAGTGGCAGCGCACCTACCGCTTGCGGGCGGTGATTCTGGCCACAAGCCGGGACGAGCGCGACCAGGTCGAGCTCGAGCTCGAGCAGGCCCTGGCCGGAATCGGACTCACCCCGCGGCAGGGCGGAGAAGCCAGCACGGGCTTCGACACCGAGACCAGTGGCGAGCGAGCGATCTTCTCGGCCACCGTCGACTGGAACCTCATCTACAGCACCCAGATCCACGCGCCGGACCAGGGCGTCTAGGCGCGCATCACCACCTGACGACGCGGGGCCCCTGGGCCTCGGAGGGGGAGGTCCATGCCCGATCCGATCACTGGCAACAAGACCCTGTTCTCGATCGAGGTCGATACGGACGTCTGGGTCGTCCTCGCGCGTCAGCGCAACGCCCAGGTCCAAGGACAGAGCCAGCGGATCAACGCCTCATCCAAGGACGACGGCGCCGACGGCACCTTCCTGACGGGCCAACGCACGAGCACCCTCACCCTCGAGGGTCTCTTCACGATCGGCGACCCGGCGCTCCAGAAGCTGAAGGACGCCCAGGCCGCGCAGACCGAGGTGAACGTCCGCCGGGTCCAGGACAGCGTCGAGATCGAGCAGGCCACGTGCGTGGTCGAGGACGTCTCCGAGAACCACCCCGACAACGAGGTGGCCACCGTGTCGGTGACCCTCCCCCTGAAGGGAGGGTGGAGCGCGATCTAGTTCCCCGGCTGCGTGCCCTTCAGGTACTCCATCTGGAGGGGCCAGCCCTGTCCGGGCTGCGTGGCCGACTCGATGACGGTCCGCCCGATCTCGCGGCCATCGGCATCGAACTGCACCTCGACCGTGCGGGTGTAGGTCGTCTGGACGCAGCCCAACAGCCCCGCCCCAACCAGCGCAAGAACGATTCGCATCGTGGACCTCCCGTCCGAGCCCAGCCATCTGCCATGACGCGGGCCCCGAGGTCAAGCCCGATCCCCGCGCCGCTTCCCCGCACCGTAGAAAGCACGAGGAATCCCGTGACCTTACCGACCCAGCGCTACGTGCGGTTCGACGTGGCGGACACCCCCTTCTGCCTTCGCTTCGACGTGAACGTCCTGTGCGAGCTCGAGGAGCTGCTCAGCGCCCCTGCCCATGTGCTGCTCCAGCGCATCGCGCCCCCGCCGGGCGTGACGGCAACGGCGGGGTATCGCGAGTGGCGCGCCTTCTTGTGGGCGGGGCTGCGGGGCTACGTGCGCAGCTACGGCGGGACCGAGCGCACGCTCGACCAGGCCGGAGACCTGCTGGGCGAGTACGGCGTCGAATCCTTCGCCGGACCGATCACCGAGGCGCTCATCTTGGCGATGCCGGCCCACCGATCCGGCAACGGGGACGCGAAGGAGGAGGACGCCGCCGAGGGGGAAGCCGGGCGCCGGCCGGGGGAGACGAGTGGTGGCGCCGCCTCCTCGTCCGAGCCCTCGAAGCCGGCCTCGACCACGACGGCTTCGCCCGCCTGACGCTCCGAGAACTCGACCAGCACCTCGAGGCCTACGATCGTCGCACCACGCGCCTTGCCTGGGCCATTGCCCGCATGGTCTGGGACGGCGGCCAGAAGCCGCTGGAGGAGATCCTCGAGGCGCCCGCCAGCCCCGGCGCTGAAGAGATCCGGCAGGAGCAGGACCGGGTCCGCCGCATCCTCACCGAAGGGAGGCGTCTCACGTGAGCAGCCCCCTCTTCATGGGTGATCTCGAGGTCGAGCTCCGCGCGAAGAGCGACAAGCTCACCCGCGAGCTCCGGAGCGCGGCCGCCCGCGCCCGCCGCGCGACGACCGAGATGGAAGGTGGCTTCAGCCGGGTCCAGTCCCGTGTGGCGGCGGTCGCCGGCTCGCTGCGCGCGGTGAAGTTCGCGGCCGCGGGCATTGGGGTCGGGGCGCTCCTCTTCGGGCTGGCTCGCGGCTTCCAGCGGGCTACCGAGCAGGCCGCCGGGCTCCTGACAGCGAGTCAGCGATTGGGTATCGGCGTGGAGGCGCTCCAGGAGTGGCGCTTCGTCGCCGACCAGGCAGAGATCGGCACCAACACGCTCGATCAGGCAATTCAGCGCTTCGGCCGGCGCGTGGGCGAAGCGTCGATCGGCACCGGCGAGCTGCGGGATGCCATCGACCGGCTGAGCATCGACATCCGCGACCAGAATGGGGTGCTGCGCGACACCGACACCCTCCTGGTCGAGTACCTGGACGCACTGGCGGGAATCGAGAACGTCCAGCTCCGCAACGCCCTCGCGATGAAAGCCTTCGACTCCGAAGGTCTCCGCCTGATCCAGGTCCTGGGCGACGGCACCACGAGCTTCCGAGATCTCCGGGAAGAGGCGCGACGTCTCGGCGTCGTGCTGAACCGCGAGACCCTCGTCACGCTCACCGAGGCCCGCTCGCGAATGCAGGCCCTCTCCCGCGTCGTGAGCGCGCAGTTCACCCGCTCCATGGCGACCCTGGCACCGACGATCGAGGCCATGACGCTGGCCATGCTCGACGCAGCGGTGGCGGTGGGGAGCTTCCTCGACAGCGTGGCGCCCGACCGGCTCCAGAGCCTGCCGTCGCTGCGTCGCGAGCTCGCCGAGACCCGCGAGGAGCTCGAGCGCCTTCAGGCGCTCCCCGAGCCGCGGACGAGCGGCATCGCCCGCGCCGCCCGTTCGGGGCAGGAAACGACTCTCGAGGCGCGAATCGCCGAGCTCGAGGGGCTGATCGACGAGCGGCAGAGCCGCCTGAATCGGCTGCGGCGGGAGTCCCAGGCGGTTCTCTCCGAGGGCCAGCGGGATGCCCTTGTGGGGCAGGTGACCGACCTCGAACGCTCGGTGACGCGCGCCACGGCCCAGGCCATCGACGCCCGCACCGCACTGATCGAGCTCGAGTTCCGAGACCGGCTCGACCAGATCGAGGAGGTCCGCAAGGAGATCGAGGAGAACATGGGCTCGCTGTCCGGAGGCGAGTTCGAAGATCTCCGTCGCCGGCTCGACGAGGCCGAGACCCAGGCCCGACGTCTGCGCAGCTCGGCGCTCGCCGACGAGATCCGCGGCGAGGGCGGGGGCTTCTTGGGCCAGCTCCGCACCGAGCTCGATGCGATCCCGTCGCTGGGCGCCCTGGCGCTCTCCTCGATCGACGCACTGGGCCAGGGCCTGGTGGACGCGGCCAGCTCGGGCGGCAACGCCATGGAGCGCCTCAAGGCCACCGTCGTGACGCTGATCCAGCAGCTCGCGGCGGCCGCCATCAAGGCGATCGTCCTGCGGGCCATCATGGGCGCCTTCGGGGGGGGTGGGCCGAGCGGTGCGCTGCCGGGCATTCCCTCGCCGTTCCCCAATGTCAACGTCTCGCAGAGCCCTGTCCCGTCGATTCCGAGCCCGATTCCGCGTCAGCGCGGCGGCTCCGTCTTTCCGGGCAGCATGTACCTCGTCGGCGAACGGGGCCCGGAGTTCTTCTCGCCCGGCCAGGCCGGTGCCATCACGCCCGCCGGAGGGGTCGTGGTGAACGTAATCGAGCCGCCGGCGCGGCCCGAGGTGACCGAGCGCGTGGGGCTCGGCGGACGCCGCGAGATCGACATCCGCTTCGACGGGATGCTCGCCCGGCGCGCCCGGGCGGGAGGCGTGGCCACGCAGGCGATCGAGCAGCCGCGCCCGGTGCGCAGGAGCTAGGCGATGCCCGACGGCGCATGGCCCTCTGCCCTCCCGGACTCGGCGCTCGTGGCAGGTCTCCGGCACCAGACCGGCGAGAGCGTGGTCCGCACCACGATGGAGGTGGGGCCGCGGAAGCAGCGGAAACGCTCAGCCGCGGTGCCCCATGCCGAGACGGTGGCGATCCTGCTCGAGACCGACAGCCAGGTCGAGATCCTCGAGAGCTTTTACGCGACCCAGGGAGCCGAGCCCTTCACCGGGTTCCGGTGGTCCGTGGGGAGCGACCCGACGGCGCGCCTGCGCTTCACGGCCCCGCCCGAGTTCGCCTTCGTCGACAAGCGCCAGGTCTGGCGCGCCACCCTCAGCGTCGAGGTCCTCCCGTGAGATCGGTCTCAGGCGCCTTCCAGCGCACCGTCTTCGCCCAGGAGGTGAACGACGACTACATCCCGCTCGTCACCGTCTCCTGGAACGACCCCGTCGTGGGCAGCGGAACCCTCCGCTTTGCCCGGGCGCCCGAGGACGTGACGAGTCGCGCGAGCACGTACACGGCATGGGCCTTCGAGATGGAGCTCGGATCGCAGACGGACCACGAGGTCCCGACGGCGCGTCTGGTCTTCGACAACGTGGACCGAGTGCTCGTCCAGCAGCTCGAGACGCTGAACACCCCAGCCACCGTGGTCCTGGAGGTCGTCCTCGACAGCGCGCGGGACGATGTGGAGGTCTCGCTCGAGGGGACGGTGCGCTTCGTGAACTACGACGCCCGCACGATCGAGCTGGAGATCGAGGTGCTGCCCCGCTTCGCAAACCGCTCCTTCTGCGGCTACCGCTTCCGGACCTCAGATGGATTCAATGCGATTCGGCCCTGAGCCCCCGGATCTCCGTGCGTACATGGGCATCCCCTACGTCGATGGCGGCCGCGAGCCGACCCGCGACGGCGGGCTGGACTGCTGGGGCGCGCTGCGCTGGATCCGGGGCGACGAGGTGGGCCACTGGCTGCCGGCCTATGGCGATGACTACGCAAGCTCAGAAGATCGCGCGGCGACGAACGCGACCGTGCTGAGACGCCAGCCGGAGTACGAGCGCGTGGGCACCCCGGGCCCCTGGGACATCGCGCTCTTCCGCATCGGCGGCGAGGAGTGCCACGTGGGGCTCGTCGTGGCCCCGAACCGCTTCGTGCACACCCGGAAGGCCTCGGGGATCGAAGTGCCGCGCTTCACCGATCCCGCCTGGAGGAACCGGCTGGATGGCTTCTACCGTCCCTTCGCCTAGCTGCCGGGTCACGGGCTTCCGACACCCGATGGGAATCGGCCGTGTGAACGCCGAGATCCCGGTGGGCGGGACGCTGGAGGACGTCCTCCTGGCGGCGGGCTTCGAGCCCCGGCCGCGATTCCGGGTGGCGGTGACGACGTCGAGGCGGTGGACGGCCAGCCCGTCCCGACCGAGCAGCTCGCCATGGTGGCCCCGGACCCGGGCGAGCTCGTGACGGCCCGCTACGTCCCGCGGGACCCGATCTCGATCTTCACGGCGATCTCCGCGGCCGTGGCCGCGACGAGCACCGCGGCGAGCGTCGGTGCTGCCATCGGCGTCTCGGCCGCGACGATCGGCGCCGTGGTGGCCGGCGTGGCCACGGCGGCGCTCTTCATCGGCGGCGCCTTCCTGCTGAACTACGCCGCGTCCGCCATCGCCGGCGACGGCGCCGGCGTCGATCTCGACGACACCCAAGGACCCAGTCGAAGCCCGACGCTGAACGGTACCCGCAACCAGATCCTGCCGGACCGGGTCGTCTGGAACGTCTACGGCACGCACCGAGTGACGCCGCCGCTCGCCGCGCGCCCGTTCACGGAGATCAGCGGCGGCACGCAGTTTCTGCGCATGGTGGTCGTCCCGACCATGGGCCAAGCCGAGCTCTCGGAGATCAAGATCGACGAGACCCCGGTGGGATCCTTCTCAGGCGTCACGACCGAGGTCGTGGAGGGCACCCCTGGCGCCGCTCCGCCCAACCTGATTCCGGGAGCAGGCTTCCAGGACTCCGTCGGGGTCACCTTCGAGGCCCGCTACGCAAGCCAGCCGACCCATCGACACGTGATGTCCGAGGACGCCGAAAACGTCTCCCTCGAGATCGTGATGGGGGGCCTCAAGCGCATCAACGAGCATGGAAAGCCTCGATCTCGCAGCGAGCGGATCCAGGTCCGCTACCGCGACGCGGACGGGATCTACGCCGGCGGCGCGTGGCAAACGAACTTCTTCTCGTCCGCGAGCGTGAGCATCCGGGCGGTCAGCGTGACGGGCGTCGGCGGAAAGCTGCTCACCTTGGTGGGGAGCACCACCGATCAATTCCTCATCGGGATCCAGCGAACCATGCCAGAGCGGCGGAAGTGGGAGATCGAGGTCTCCCGATCCCCGACCGATCCCCCGAACGCCTACCCGACCAGCCGCGGTGGCAACGGGGATGACGCGACGACGGTCTTCGGCGACTGGACCTGGAACAGCGTCCGGGGCCTGCGCTTCGAGCCGGTTTACGACTTCGCCCCGGGTCTCACCGCCCTCGGGCTGCGCATCAAGGCCACCGACCAGCTCCAGGGCCAGGTGGACACGCTCAACATGGTGGCGGAGCGCAAGCTCCGCACGTGGGACCCCGGAAGCGGCTTCTCGGCGCCCGTGAAGACTCGGAACCCCGCTTGGGCGCTGCTCGACATCCTGACGGGGCTCCCGAACCCGGCCCCCCTCGACGACACGGACCTCGTGATGCTCCAGAGCATCAAGGACTTCGCGGACCACTGCGAACCGACGCCCGGCACCTACGTTCACACCTTCGACGCGGTCTTCGACTTCGACACCACATGGCAGGAGGCAGCCCAGCGCGCGGGCGCCGCGGGAAACGCGAGCGTCTCCTACGTGGACGGCTCAGTGGTGGTGGTGATCGACAAGGCGCGCAGCACCCCGGCGCAGCTCATCACGCCCCGCAACATCATGAGCTTCCGGGCAAACCGCAGATGGGACGACCTCCCGCACGGCTTGAAGATGGAGTTCGTCGACGAGACGAACGGGTGGATCCGAAACGAGCGCGTCGTCTACGCCGACAAGCTGACGGGCGGCCAGTATTCCGAGGTCGATGCGACGATCTTCGAGCGCATCCAGACCTTCGGAAAGACCCGTCCGGACGAGATCCATCAGCTCGGTCGGTTCACGCTCGCGGCGGGCCGCCTGCGGCCGCGCACCTTCGAGGTGGAGATGGACTGGGAGCACCTGGTGGCCACTCGGGGCGACCTGGTGGAGCTCCGGCATGACGCGCCGCTCCTCGGTCTGGCCCAGGGGAGGATCCGCGACCGAGACGAGGGGGGAGGCCTGGTCTCGGGCGTGCAGCTCGACGACGAGACCGAGATCGGTGGGGCCGACTACGCGCTGAAGATCCGAGCCGTGGACGCCGGTGGCGCGCTACGCACCACCCAAGCCACCATCGACAAGCCGGCGACCGCGACCCTCCGTGACGCCAAGGGCGATGATCGCTGGATCGCCTTCGACACGCCGATTTCCGAGGACCTGGCGAACGTGGGCGACCTGGTCGCCTTTGGGGAGGCGGGTCTCGAGACGCGGGACTGCCTGGTGCAGCGCATCGACTACGGAGAGGATCTGCGGGCGCGGCTCGCCCTGGTGGACTACAGCCCGGCGATCTACGACGTGGGCCAGGAAGCGATCCCGCCCTTCGATCCGGGGATCACCCACCCGAGCGAGCTGGAGAAGGTCCCGCCGCCGGCCCCGACAGTCCCCTACGTGCCCCTCGCGGACGGCGCCAGCACGGGCGCCCTGACCCTCCAGGCCGTCGAGAGCACGCAGAAGTTCGTGCGGACGGCCGGGAGCTTCGTGACCGACGGGTTCGCGGCCGGCCAGAGCATCCTGGTCCGCGGCTACGGGGACCCAGACCAGCCGCTGAATGGCCTCTACACCGTGGCCAGCGCCTCGGCGCTGGAGCTCGTCGTGGACGAGGCCGTCGCGCAGGACTCCGCCGGAGCCGGGACGGAAGAGGTCGTCCAGGCGCGCCCCGCGGCCACCGTCCAGGTGCGCGGCCGGTCCGACCTGGGCGACGAGGTGCGGGCCTGGGTGCGAATTCCGGTGCAGCCGGGCCAGGGCGACGTGGCCACGGCGTTCTTCGAGGGCCAGTGGCGCTTCGCCGGGGGCGACTGGCAGAGCCTCGGCACGATCGAGCCCCAGGAGGGAGTCTTCGAGGTCGGGCCCACGGCGGCGCTGATCTTCGCGGACCTCGACCAGGCCGAGGGCGCCGTGGCCCGGGGAATCGACTTCCGGGTCCGCGCCATCGGAGGCGGCGGCGCGCTCGGGCCCTTCACGACGGTGCACGGCATCGAGGTGGTGGCGGCCACGCAGCCGCCCACGGACGTGACCCTGGCCTACGCGGCGGGGGGAACCTTCGACGGATCCCCACGACTCCGCCTCACATGGACCGCGCCCGCGGGCGAAGTCCTGGGATGGGTCGTCCGCTGGAGGGTGCGGGGACTCGACGGACAAGAGAGCGCCTGGAGCACCTTGCCGGGACTCCCGGGGAGTCAGAGCGAGGCGTTCATCGCGGCGACGCAGCTCGGGGCCTACGAGGCGGAGGTCCAGACGATTCGGCTGGACGGCGGCCTCTCCGATCCCGCGCCGGCCGCGTTCGTGGTCGATCCGGTAGCGGCGATCGCGGCCTTCGTGCCGTCGGGGCTCGAGGTGGATGGGCGTGGCAACGCACCGACCTTCCTCGGCCCGGATGCGACCTTCACGGTTCGTCGGCCAAGCTTCTTCCTCGCGCCCGAGCTGGGCCAGGAGCCGTTTGGCGGGGATTCCGGCGAAGACGGCGGACTCTTCCGAGACTGGGAGTGGAAGGTCTGGACGAAGCACCCTGTCCAGCATCCCGAGACGGCGGTGCTGCTTCGCGAGTCCCACACGATCGACGAGCGCTTCGACTACATGCTTTCCAAGAACAAGAACGACCAGGAGCTGGCGCTCGGGCCCGATTCGCTGCCGCTGCGGGCGTTCACCGTGGGCGTGCGCATGCGCTCGACGATCCAGGCCGCCGTCTCGAGCTGGGCGTTTCTCGCGGTGAGCAATCCCGCGCCCCTTCTTCCGGAGGCGGCGTCGCGCCCGGGAGCAGGACTCCTCTTCCTCGACCTGGTGCGTCGCGACCGCGACCTGGACTTCGCGAAGATCCTCGTCTGGGCCCGCCCGACCGCCGACCTGGGAGGCGGCGGCTCGCTGCTGCCCGACACGGACCTCGTGGACCAATACCTCGTCTACTCGGGGTCGGATCTGGCGGTGTCCTTCAAGGGGGACGAAGGGGCGGAGTACGCGATCCGATACGCCGCGGCGGACGCCTTCAGCGAGGACCCCGCGGACCTGATCGTCTCCGACACCCTCCACGAGACGGCTGGACAGTTCTCGGAGTTCATGCTGGCCACGGGCGCGGTGGACGAATCGACCCCCGGCTGGAGCCAGGTCTACACGATCGGGCTCGGATCTGGCGAGCTGACAACCCGGTGGCGAGCCTACTGGGACGCCTTGGCCACGATTGATCTTCGCGCCGCATCCGCGGACCAGGACTGGCTGATCGACGTGATCGCTCGCCAACTCCTCGCGGTCGATGGAGGCGGCACGTTCCACCAGTCGGCACCGAGCCAGCGCACGACCACGCCCGAGGGGCTCTACCTCGTCGAGTCCGCAGCCGTCGGCGACGACGATCCGATCGCCGGCACGGTGCTCTTCCGATTCGACGGTGAGTCGAGCCCGACCGGCGACCAGTTTCGCCGCGAAAAGAAGGACGGAGGGGTGATCTACACCGTCGGCGC